GTATGGGCTGTAAACTGGTCAGTCAACATATCGTTGTAAATATTGTTGTATTCTGTAACAGACTTCTCTTCAAACTTTCTGGTCAACTTACAAAATTTCATATCGTAAGTGTCCATTGAGTTCAATGTGATTTTCAGATAGTTTGAATTTGAACTGTTTCGGCCAATTCTCATTGAAAGAGAATCTTCAGTTCCACCAAAGTTTTTGGCACCTGTCATAACTCGGAATTTATTTCCACCAAGTTGACTCAAAATCGTTTCTGCTACTTTCAAATTACTCATAATCAATCTCTTTCAGGTTAGTTGGAAGGGGTTAATCCCCTACCTTCATGGACCATTATACCATGGGTAGGTCAGGAAGTCAAGTGTTTATTCAAACTTTAAATGAACCCTGCTCGTCCGTCACACTACTCAAATCCATAGTGTCTATTACCTCTAATGAGGACGTTGCCGAGCAGGGTAATGATTTAACTACAAACCTTCTCCGAGAATTTTCCCATCCGCAAAAGTTGTTTGAACTCATCTCCTCCCATATTGGATTTTTTGAGATTATTAGCGATAGAAGTAATCACTAAATTATGAGTTTCTGTTACTCCACCCATTTTAATTCCCCATGAACGTGGAATGTAATGATCACCCGCAGCATCTGCGTAGTCTAAAGGAAGCCCAGTGTAGTAATCTGTCTTCCCCTGTTCTATCCATTTCTGATGCTTCTGAGTATCGGAAAAGGTATCATTGGGATCAATTACAATAATTCCAAAACCTTCTGGATCCTTACTGAATTCGTGATCTAGAATCGTACAAATAGTTCCAATCGCATTCGCGTTCTTACCATTAAACAAGTTATTAAATTCTGGTAATACTGATCCATTTAATTGGGTTATACCACCTTTAATCGCGGCAACTACTTGATCCGGACTATCCCATTTTTCATAGACTTCAAAGAATTTCTTAACATAAGTTCCAGCAATGATTTTGCCGTATTTACTCTTAAGTTCGTCAGCATATAACACTAACATTAACGACTTCATAGAGTTCATCTTGTTTGCGTACGACACATTTGCCGCTACAAGAACCTCATGTGCTAGATTCAAAAGAGAATCGATTTTCTTTTTATCCGTGAATCCATTTTTATATATTCCATTTCTCTGTACATCTTTCCACCATTCCGTCAAATGTGTTTGACCCTTAATTCCTCCACGAAAGTCTGCAGACTTAAGATAGATGAGCTCAGTGAGCCATTCGTCCATTTCCATTCGACCACCTAAACTAATATTGAAAAGGTTCATTACTTGCTTTTCTTTAGTAGTTCCTGGATTTAAAGTCATCCTAGCAAAAAGTGGGTGTAAAGGCATTGAGCCTATTGGTCTTACTTTGTCTCTAACATATGTAGAAACTGGCCCAAGAACAGCATTTCTGATTTCTTGGGGTTTCATTTGAGTTACATTATTGAGAAGTTCAGTAAACAAATCTGAGGTTTCTTCGTCTGAGAGATTTTCATACCAGCGACACCTTACCCCGTAATTTATAATACGGTTGTACATAGCTGGTTCTTTATCTTTCAGATCCCTAATGTTCATTCCACCAAGATTTACGTTGGTTTCTCCTGTATTGATAATAAAATTAGATGGGAGACAAAACTTATCATCCAAGAAGCGAAGTATCGCCATTACACGTTGTTGTCCATCTATTATTTGAATCTTCCAGACATTACCCTTACGTTTTACTCTCATGTGAATTTCAGGAACTGACTTATAATCATTTCCCAAGATAGTATGTAGAATTTTTACTTCAAAGTCTAATGAAGCAACCCTTTCTCTCTGAAAGGCTCGATTTTGAGTGTCGAGAGTGGCGAATTCGCCTGGAGCAACTCCACCAGTACCAGCAACGGCGGATTTTAGCCAACTAACTTCTGATAGCCCAGAAAAGCTTTGGTTTTTGTCAAGGGGAGTCGGGGTGGGGTTAATGTAATCACCAAGCATTGATGGTGTTACAACTACTAAATCATTTTTCTGTTTCATCTTGTTCTTTCGAAAAATCTAGGATCATTCCTAGTGTGTTAGAAAATTATCATCCAAACTTAATTGTTTGGCTTGTTTAACTTCTACTATAAGTATATCATGCTTTTTTAATTTGTCAAGCCCCCTTATATTGAATGTGAATTCTCATATTATCCATTCCACCATTTTCCTATTCTACCACCATAGAGAGATATTTCTTCATGGCCATTGTGGAACATTTTAGCAACTTGCTTAAATGCTTTATTCTTATCACTTGTTCTATAGACTACTTCGTTTTCAAGTTTTATGTGATACATTTTCATTCACTTTCTTTCATTGTTTTTATATCTCTTATCATAGCTTCGACTTCTGTAAATCCTCCTATCAAGATATCATCAATTACTACTTGTGGTACTGTTCTAATGGGGATACCAAACTTCTCACTAAGTTCTCCAACCACCAATGCAATTGGAATTTCCTCTACAGTGTAATTATTTTCTTGGAGTAAATCCTTTACTCTAGCACACCATGTTCAATTAGGTCCCGTATATATGATTGCTACGTTGATATTCTTCATTTTTGTATTTCCTTAATCTGCCGATAGTGCTATTGATGCTTCTTCCACTAATCCAGCTTCTCGTTTTGCAAAACTATATCCTTCAGAATATGATTCAGAAATCAATTTTGTTAGAGCCTCAACAGCATCAGTTGTCTCTTCACAATGAAGAGCATATTCAACTATCTCAGTTATTCTTTTTTCAGTCGGTGTCATTTTATTCCATAAGCTTTTGCTAAAGTAGGAATGTCCTTGACTCCACAAGAATCCCACTTCATAAAATTTTCTGAACCAAGTTCCCAGCGAACACGTTTGTTCACTAGTGATTCTATTCTGTTGTATTCTTTCACATCCATCTCTGGTGTTCTATCAGTTACGGTTATTACTCCACCGTTTCGTTTGAGGTAATTAAACCTCCACCAGAATTGTTTAGTTGACACTATTTTCATACCCTCACTCCAGCATCTTCTAAATACCAAGCTAACCCGTAAAAGTCTTTACTATTAATTCCAACTTTTTCGATTTCATCAGCCTCTAGAACACAAAAACCAAATGTTTTAACGTTCTCCATATGACCATAAGCTGTTTCTAACTTTTTCATTACTTCCCAATAAGAAGCAGTCAATGATTTCATACTTCTTCTTCTTGCATGAATTCCATTATACTCTTTGTTTAAACTCAAATTAATTTTCATAGTCAATCTCTTTTGAGGTTTGTTGGAAAGGGTTAATCCCTAACCTTCATGGACCATTATACAGCAAAACGGTCAGGAAGTCAAGGGTTTATAGTCAATCATTTCTTTTAAACTTCTGTTTAAACTTAAATCAATGTTATCCGCCATGAATATATGACTCATATTGCATCCATTCCATAAAGGTAATTTTCTAATGCATAAAATGCACTATGTGTTTCTTTCTTATAATCTAAACCAGCATATTGGGCTTCCCAATATGAAGCAATCAGTTCTTCCAAACTTCTGTTTAGACTTAAATCAATTTTTTCTTTCATAATCAACTCCAATTAAAAGATGGTGATGAAGACAATACTACATCCATACCCTCAGCAGTGGCAGTAAAGTCGTGACCAGATTCCTTGAGTTCCTTTACCAGAGTCCACTTGGTTTCTCTGAGACTCTCTAAGGTAGTCTCAACAGTCTCTAAGGTTCTCATAGTATCTCTGAGTTCACTCAGCCTATTCTCAATCAACATTCCTTCTACTCTTTTTTCAATCTTTTTAAGTCTATCAATTTTCATATTACTCGTAAAATGAATTATCAGAGTTTACGTCCACACTCATAATGGTGAATCGTATATAGTCGTTCAAAATTCTTTTCTTTGAATTCTCTTTCTTCTTACGAGATTTTAAAAGTTTTAACATTGTTAACTTGTTTTTTTCTTTGGCTGTCATAGTCAATCTCTTTTGAGGTTTGTTGGAAAGGGTTAATCCCTAACCTTCATGGACCATTATATCATGGGTAGGTCAGAAAGTCAAGTGTTTATATAAAGTTTTTAAGTTCTTTTTCAAGTCTCGCGATTATCACATCTTTTCTCGCGATTATCACATCTTTTTCGTCAAGCCATTCTTTTAGAAACTCTATGTGAATTTTTTCAGCTGGAAATTCTGGATTCCAATCATGTTCTTCTATGTTATCTTTTTTCATAATCAATCTCTTTTGAGGTTTGTTGGAAGGGGTTAATCCCCTACCTTCATGGACCATTATATCACAGGTAGCTCAAGAAGTCAAGTGTTTATAAAAACTTTTTTCAGAGTGAATGTCATGGCGGCGGGTCGCACCTTTTTTCTTTCCCACTATCTTACCTGTGGGGTAAACATTTCCATGAGCCAGGCGGTATTCACCTCATTCTTCCCTCACTCTTTAATCATTGATATCCATCTTTATCGAACTTTACGTAACTGATATTTTCACCTCTTAGGAGCCTCTGCTCCCTTCCGAAATACTCTTTGATGGTCATACCCTTTGGGACTAGTTCATGGATTGGAATACGATTTCCAACGTGTTCAATATCCAAGTCCACTCCAAAACAAGAACTCAAACACCTGTCTACCTGTTCTTGTAGATCCTTACGGATGTGAGCTTTGAACTCCTCCGATATTTCTGCATTGTTTATTGCAGTCATATTTTCTTCGTGAGTTCCTGTTAGGTCAATTTTCATCATAAGCATCCATTATTTTAGGATTGAAATTGGGAAACATTTCCCAATCCCTATGGACCATTTTACAGCATTTCGCTGATAAAGTCAAGTGTTTATAAGTCGTTGATACTATTGGGGAAATCACTAAAATAATTGGTACATTCAAAGAAAATCTTATAATATCAATACTATACAGTGATATTTTTATCTAATTTAATTCACCATCTCGCTTGATTTCTGCGAAATAACCTTGCTTATTCATTTGTGCGGCAAATTTATGTGCGTCTGCGGGGATATCAAAGAATCTTCTTTGAATGTATGTGGAGTCAGCTTCTATTAGCAAATTCTTTTTATCTTGATGACTATTCCATTCTACCCATATATTACTCATTCATCCTCCTAATTTAAAAATGTTGGATATACGTCTTCGACTGTAGAGTTGTCGTGCCAAATTGCTGAAAGTAAATCTCCTGCTGCTGACTTATCTAATACTAGAAAATCACCATAAGTATCTATGATCAAGTAATTTCCGCTATCGTCTATAAATTTTCGAATAACATAATTCCCAGTGATGTGTACTTTGGTTGTCAACGGCAAGATTTCTTTGTGGTGTTTAATATTCATCTCTTTTCCTTATTGACTATCCAAGACGGTAATATCTTAGATTTTTTTGGTTCTACTACTGTTAATTTTGCTTTCTTGTTTATTTTGTGCCATTCACGTGCCCTCTCAAGAATAATCTCTTTGTTTTTTTGATAATATACTTTCAATTTCTCTTTTCGTAGTTCATCGTTTTTCCATTTCTCGGCAAGACGTTCTTTGTTCTTCTCGTAATATTTGTCATTAGCTATAGATTTTCTCTCTTTGTCTGTTAGCATACTAATCCCCCCACTCCACATTTTGTAATGAAATAGGCATCCACAATATCACTAATTGGATTTTTTACTTTTGTTGCTCTAGGAGTTAATTGTTCTTTGAGGTCAGTAGGAGCATGTGATTCCAGTATGAATGATTCATACATCACATCTTTATTTGCAGTACCTTTACCGGTTGCAAACTTCTTGATTACAGTAGGTGGGATATCCGTAAATTGTATTCTCTGTTTCCACATTTTGTGCTTTAGTAGTCCAGTGTTTTCTGCTATTGAACGTACATGAGATATCCCAGACGCAGCAAAAGCATATCCTTCAATATAAACTTCATCACAACCTTGTATTAACGATATAGTCCAAGAGGAAAGGGCATCTTGTCTCTCCTCCGCAGTTTCCCATTCAGGATAGAGTTCAGCTTTTATATTACCTAACCCGTACCCGGCGGAAAGTTGTTGTTGTTTTTTGTTATTACATAGATAATGTAACACACACCTATCAAAATCAAAATGTCCACTATTTTCTTCCTTGTATATACATATCGCTGGTGATGTTAATGAATAATCAATCCCAGCTATCTTCCTGTCTTTCATCGATCCCCTCATCAATTCCCTCATCAATTCCCTCAAGATACTGTCCACAAAATGAACATAATTCTAATCCCTTGATATCACTTGTCATTATATTATATTCTCTGTCACAGCTATCACACAGTACATGAATGTTAGCGCCACCGTCTTCCCAGTCAATGTTTACAGGCATATAGTTATTTTACTTTCCAATTAGAGTGTTTATCAGATCCAATTTGCTCTACCAACTCTCTACTTGTAGGCAATCTTTGTATCTGTACATAATTCCATAATAATCTATCACCAAACCATATTTTTAAATCTTTAGGTTTAGGTAGACCAATACTACATGGAAAAACACTTTCTGCTAATCCAGTATATTCACTAAGTGCTTTACTAATAGCTTCTGCTTCTGTTTTCATTCCAAATTCATTGTATTGAATTTTCCAATCAGCATTCTGTAATCGTGAATTAATCCACTCATTCTTATTGAAATTTACTCGCCTGCCTAACCGTATTGTATTTTGCACACATTTCCTTCCTCAGATCGTTCTTCTGTTATTAATACTGCTGGTTCGTACAAACTGCAAACACTTAAGCGTAAGAAGAATTTTGTTCTAAAAATATCATTTATATCTTGGGCTCCATTAGTACTATGTAGTGGTTGAAAAGTGGCTGATGCACAATCTAGTGCATTATCCTCATCCATCCAGTTATCATCGAGTGAGTATCTCATTGTTTGTACCTTTATCGTTCAGAGTTTCTTTATAATATTTATATAATTTCACATGAATCACCTGAGCAAGCAACTGTCTGAGCCCCTGTAGTTTGGTCTTCTGTTTCAAATCTAGATAATTGAGAATAATCAATTTTTGGAAAAACTTTAGCCATACTGTTATAAGTTGCTTCATCAATTTCTTCATAGGGTGCTAATTGATATATGTGATCATTTTTCGGTAGAAAACTTACCCCCACTATATCATCAAAATTTTCATATACAAAATTACCTATTTTAAACCATTCATCAGCATTTACATATATGGTTGCTGATACTGTATGTTCAGTATAATTATGCTTGATCTTCAACCATTGCTTTAATTGATCTATAGCAGTAACATCTTTTACTAGTATAGAACCTTCGGGTGCTTTTACTGGAAACTCAACTACCCATGTTAGTGCTGTTTCTTCTGGTTGTCCTACCTCAGGATAAAAGGTAACGTTTTGCTCTTTCATCATTTTATAAAGAGGATCAGTAGCAGATATCCTTACTCTTCGTATATAGTACTCCGCAAATCGTGGATGAAATCCAGAAGCAGAATTAACTAAGATAGATGCTGTACCTGAAGGTTTAGTAGTAGTAATAGAAACACTTCGATTTATTTTTAATCGTTCTGCTATTTCTACGTTTACTCCTATTGAATAATCTCTTAATGACTGTAAGTTCTCTGGAGTTAGGATATCTGGATTATCCATTTGTCCTGTGAGAGATACACCCAATAATCTTTCTTCTTCTGCGTTCTTTTTCCAATCACCATGTAAGTCATTCAAAAGAGTAAAATCGGTCATTGAGGATTGTATTGTTCCAATCATAGTCGCAATTCGTATCTTCTCCATCAATGTCTCAAGAGTGTCATCTGCACGCACAACTACTTCTGAGAGGTTACAGAACCCTCTAGGACGTAAGATAATCTCACCACATGGGTTAGTCGTCCAATCATTTCTCTTACGTCTTCTTTTTGGAATAAGATTATTAATTGAACTTCGATTGAATATTCCACGTTCACCAGTACCACTTTGAGCAAGGGCTAACCACTCTTTCATAAACTCAACAGAAGATGGTTTTTCATCATATATAGCACTATTGTTACTCATAGCTCTGTGACTATTTGTGTGCCAAAATTGTCCCTGTTTAGCATCTCTCATTCCAACATCATAGAGATCAGATAGAGTAATAATAGATGAACGTCTAACACCACCGACAACCACACTCGCAGCAATTTTAGTTACAATGTCAAAAGCGTTCAATGAACTTAACCTACGATCTCTATGTGCCTCTGCCATGTGCTTGATAAAATGTAACGTTTCATCCAATGGGCCAGGGCCGGATGATCTACCACCAAAAGTTTTAAGTCTCGCTCCTTGTGGTCTTAGTTTTGATAGATCCCATTCAATGGCATAACCATCCCACATTGCTTGACAACATTCCAATGTACCTAATGCCCAACCTTCTTTTGAATCTTCGAATACAATAGTTTTTGTTTCACCATTCAATTTTTTTACTTTTGGTAGTTTTTCAATGTATCTTCTGGAAACATCAATACCTACACCACAACCACTCATTAGCAAGAAATAAACTTCAGCAAAAGAATGTAGTGTATCAATAGGTACTGTGGAACAATTATAAATTGCTACATTGTTCAACTCAGCAGGTTTTCCCGCTGTCCACATCAAACGCATAGAGGGCATTACATGCATTCCATGAATGTTTTGGTGAATTGCTTCGTAGTCCGATTTTTTTAGTTTATTTTTACTAACTTTTTTGAAGAATGTTACTACTCTATCAACAGTTTCTTCCCATGTCTCTCTTCGATCCTTTTCATCTGTCCATCTGGAATACGTGCGCATATATACAAATTCAGCCAAATCATTTTCAAACACATAATTGTCTTCAGTCATTTTTCTATTACCCTTCTTTGTTGCTAATTTTTTCTAAAAATTCTTGTGATTCTCGGTCTGATAATTCATAATCATTCATTGTCCAGCTACCATCAAGATTATCCTTTATTATTTTCATCTCTTCTGAGGAGAAAGTACAAGAGTTAAGTACATAATCTTCGAAAGCCTCACAGCATATAGGAAAATATGGTTTCACAAGATCATACATCACATTAGCGTAGTCTTGTATTTCTTGTTGTGCATGGGAATTACTTCTTAATTTATAAAAATGGAAAAAATTATGGAGATCAATTTTCCATATGACTTCAGTATAATTGGATACAGGTAAAACTATTCTTGCTAATTCTCTAGCCACATCCCAGTCAATTAAATTTCCATATGCAGTTTTAGCACCATCTAAAATTCTATATATTTCAAATTCAATTTCTCCTGGATTTGGTAATTCTGTCTCTTCTCTACCTTGTTTATTTGTAGTAGATTGAGATTTAATATCTTTACCTTTTGGAAAATAAAAATCATCTGACATAACTGAGTACCTACCAGAGTACTCATTCAAGTTTGCCGTCCTATGGCGAACTAATTGGCGCATAATAAAGATTGGTAATTTGATATGGAACTTGACTTCACACATCTCAAAGGGTGAGGTGTGTTTGTGTCTCATTAGGTAACGGATAAGATTCCGCGTTTGATTTACCTTTCTTGTTCCTTCTCCATAACTAATACGAGCAGAGTTCTCTACCTCTTCATCATCACCCATCACATCTAGAAGTTTTACAAATCCATGTTCGTGGATCTTTATATTTTCACTGGACATTTCTCCACCCCCTTGCTGCCCAATCTGCTTCTAATCCATTCATAGTGTTTTTATTTATCATTTCAAGAATCTCATCAGTTGTCATTGTATCAATAATTAAATCATTAATATCTTTGAATATTTTTATTTTGGGCCAAACAACAACATTCCACCCATCATTGATGGCACGCATCAATTTCTTAACAGTATGTTCATTCCTCGGCTCATTGTCGAATATTAATACACACTGTTTCTTATCTAGTTTTATTGATTGAAGATCACCACCCGCGACTGCCAGGCAATTAGGAAGGAACATTGAATCAATTGGGCCCTCTACAATATATGTAGTCTCCTCGGAATTCCACCTTTCTAACCCATAAACTTTAGTACTCTCTTCAGTAACTTTAATGGTAATATATCGGAGTTCATGACTACCCAACGCTCTACCTTGAGCAGCAATTAATTTTCCTTCTGTATCATAAAAAGGAATAACCATTCTTGGTTCTCCTCTACCCAAATTCGAATAATCAATTTTGGATACTGACATTGCCCATTTTCTAAAGTCTTCAGCATAAAAAACCTTCTCCAAGAAAGTGTTTGGTATCTTTCTACCCTCATAAAATAATCGGGCGTGATGGGTATTCGTAAGAGAACCTATAGATGGTAAATCTATAGTAGTTGGTCTAGGTTTAAACTTTGGGGTTTTGAATTTAAATTCTGGTTTTTTCACTCCCCTATGGGTAGATACCCCTTCACCGTATCTATCTAAAACATATTGGCCATATAAGTGAGGATCTAAATGTTTTATAAAATTACCCAATGACGCACCATAACCGCAATTATGACATTTTACGATTAACTCTTGTTTTTTTAGGTAAATGTATAAACGTTTTTTAGATCTATTCTTAGAGGAATCACCACATATAGGACAACGTGAATTCCAGAGATTGGGCCGTACTTGTTTTAATAGGTCTAAGCGAGGTGAGAGTAGTCCCACATATTTTTGATCGGTAAATAAACTCATACTTAATTATATCACGAAAAAGTAGAATGTCAAGTCTTTCCTCTATCACCCTTCTTTTTCTTCTCTAATTCATTTGCTATCCATGCTCTCGCTCTTGCATCATTAGGAGCACGTGATATTATCCTATTCACGGAATTAAAGGCTTTATTGAATATACCCTCTCCCGCTCTATTATTTACTATTTCTATAAAACTCTTACCAAAAATATTATTGAGTCGTTTCTTACTTCTCTGTACTTCATCATGAGTGAGACGTACTATTTCATCATCTAATTTACGAGATCTTGTAGAATTTTGTTGAAGTGCAACATCAAGTGAAGTATCAACAAATATCATGTAACAATCATAACCAATTTGTTCTAGTTGATGTTTCTTTCTAGCAATCTTGCTTGGGTCTTTTGCTGTACCATCGATGATCAATCCAAGTCTTCCTTGAACCCATCCAGCCTCTTTTTTTAAGGTCACTTCTTTGGCGTCTTTTCGAA